CTGTTTGTGGCCTCACAATCAAACTGGCACCATCTACCGTTATGATCTTTATCTTCTGTATACTTATAGTCATAAAACTTTGAAAACTCTTCTAAGTAGTTTCTAAACTTCTTTTGGCTTAATTTGTATTTGCCATTACCGTAATCTGGATAATCTATAATAAAATTGTTATAAAGATCACCTTTGTAAAGTCTGGTATTTTTTTCTAAGTTGTCACCATCTTTGGACCACTCGTAAAATTCCATATTTGTTGTCTTTATGAATTTTCTTGTCTCCAGATTGTTAAAGTCATGCGCAACCAATCCAGTACTTAAATAACCCTGTAGACAGTTAATCATATAGTTATCAAATTTAACCCAGTCATCGGCGCTCCAGTCATCAAATAGCATGTGGCCAAACTCATCTTCTGGCGTATACTTTGAGTTAAAATAATCGCTCATTTCAACTTCAAATTTTCGTCTATCAAATGAACCACCAACACCGCCGATAGTGTAGTTAGTTGTGATCAAAATTTTGGGGCTTTTTTCTACAGGTATTTTTATTGCATCTTGGCCCTTATACTCCAGCGTAATACCTTCTGTAATTACAGAAAACAAAGATTCAAAACTAAAGTTTTTCTTTACGTCATCAAAAACTAAAACTTGGCTATCTGTAGATACTGTTTGGTATGGAAATGATTTGTTAAACTCAAAAGTTTTTCCATCTATCATTGAAACCTTTTTCATTTTTGAAAGAGCGTTCCAAAGTAACCCCTTACCCGATCCACCATTGGGATTGTCACTTATGGTTTCGTCATTTAAAATAATTGCTTTGTTCTTTGAAGATGTTTTGTAACTGTGTAAAAGATAGCCAACAACAGACTTAAAAGAGTTGTATTTGTTTTGATCCCTTCCAGAAATAAGCCAAAGAAAAGTTCTAAATTCTGAATCGTGGTGATCGGATCTTACAAAGTCTCTATCAATTATTTGATTTTTCCATACAAACCCATCCAGACTTAAATAATCAATTTCTTGTACGTCATCCTTTGTAATCTTTACAGCGCAATTTTTGTAGTACAAAAAACACTCATCCTTTGTATCTTCTTTTATATCTACATTTTCACTCTTCAACATTGAAAGATAATTTATGTTAAAGTAGTTTGGATTGCCGGCCATAAAATCATAAGGTTTAAAGCCGATCTTTTCTTTATTCAAAAGCTCTTCAAGTACGTAATCTTTTATTCTTTTTTCGTTTGTCTCTTCAATAAGGTTTTGCTCTTTTTTTATAAAAGTAAAGGTACCACTATCTGTAGGAAAAAACTTTAAGAAATTATTTTGCTCTAGCCAGAATTTATATTTATGTGGTGAAAGTCTTATCTTGTTTTTGTCATCGTAATACCAAAACTCGCTCACCTGTAGATCTTCTTTTATATCTTCTACAACACTATCAATATTTTTAATATTAATTTCTTTTTTTATTGTAGATAGTTTTTTACCAGATCTTATTTTCTTTTCTATCTCATCCCTAAGCTTGTTATCTTCAAAGGCCTTTGTATTAAAATTCTCTGGGTTTCTATCGTATGCAGACTTTACCAGTCTTGTGATTTCGTTTTGTGTAAAATCAGATTCTACGTATTGAAATAAATGGTTTTCTGTAGTTGACTGGCTTATACCAAAATCGTGCAAAGCGCTTGCAAACATAAACAGATTTGTATTTCTATTTCCATTGCTTGCACCATGTTTTTTATCAAACCAAATCTGTAGCCTCTTTATAATCTCGTGATCAGAATCTAGCCTTACAATTATATCACTTGAATAACCGCCGATATCTGCGGCCTCTTTTTCCTCTTTAGTTTCCCATACTACAGAATCCTTGTTTATATAAATATCTGGATCATAAGATTCAAAGCAAAACCTTGAAACGTCTTTACCGCTTTTATCCAAATGTTTGTTATCAAAGTATTTGAATATTGCATTATAGTATAGCTCGTGATCGGCAGCAACTGGCGGTATCTTAACCAAAACTTTTAACCCATTACCAGAAGGGCTAATAAACGCAGAAAATACAAAATCAAGATCAGAGATAGAATCCTTAAATTCTAAGGCCTCCTTAACCGATTCAAACTTATCAAAATCTAAAATAATTAAACCACTATGTTTTTTTAAGCCAGCCTTTGATCTGTTAGAAAATGTACCACTAAAACAATAACCAGTCAATGAAGATTTTATTGAGCTGTCTCCAGTACTCCTGTATGCCTCTATTTTATCCTTAGAAGCCCCTATCTTGATTCTTTCCAAGCATTTGAATATATCCCTATTGTATGGATTATTACTGTCTGTAACCTTCTTAAACGCGCTAACTTCTATATTCATATATCTTTGGAATTAAAAACCCACAAATCAAAAGGTAGTGGGCTTTATCATTGTGGGAATTTATAAAAAATCTTTAACAGCCACTACTCTGCGAGCTGCAAAGATAACAAAAATATCAATATAGGCAACAAAAATAGCTATTTATTGTATTTCGTGCCGCTTCGTGCCGCTTCGTGCCGCTTTATTTTTCAATGTGCCGCGCTCTTAGCACCTGTGTTTATATGGCCTAAGCCGATTCCGTGCCGCATTGACACATTTTTTTACTTTTTTGCTCAAAAAAAAACGCTTTTTTGAAAAACGTGTTTTCCAGTATAAGTATAGGGGACCGTCTATCCGCCATGTGCCACAAAAAAACCCTACCAAATTAATGATAGGGTTTCAAACAAAAGAAAACAAAAGAAAACAAAAATTTATTTAATAGATATAATGTGATCAATTTCGCGCTGTATATAATCTTTGGCTTTTAAAAGATCCTTCAACTCATCGGCTTTTTTGCCAGCCCTACATACATACTTTACAACATTGCCTCTATTAAAATTTAAGCCATAAGACTTGGCAACATCTATAACGTCAAAATCGTTACTGGTTTTATAATGTTCTGGTACCATATATTAAAAGTCTAAATCAGATTCTTGATCAACTTCAACTTCAACTTCGCTAACATCCTTGGCCTTATAGTTTTCAAAATAAGATACAATATCTTTGTACTTATCATTGGCCAACTCGTTCTGCTTTGCTGTAAAAGCTTTTCCAATTTCAAAAGTAGGTACTGTGTACTCTGTAGCTCCTTTTTTCTTTTTGTCAAAAGAATTGATCTCAATAAATGAAGATTCACATTTGCCTTCATTTTCGTTCATAAAATCAGAATATGCAGATACTACAGCTCCCTTAAATTGTAAGTTTATAATCTCACCTGTATCGCTTACAGCATATACAGATCGGTAATACTTACCGCCGGCATCTCTAATTTTTCCACGTATTTCAGAATATAAACCTTCTGCAATATCACCGCCTTTAAATGCTTTTACTTTTAAAGGTTCTTTGGATATGAATTTAACTTCATTAGAATAAATACCGCTGGAGCTTGCATCGTTCCAGCCCTTTACATTGTGGAAATGTTCAAGAAATTGAACCTTGATCGGAAGTTGTACTTTAACTTGTTCTTTAGCTTCTCTATCGTAGTACGCAAAACATTTGTCATTGCTTTTCCACTCTAGGAATTTTGTTGCTGGGTTTGAACTACCTGTTGTCTCGTTTAAAGATCTTCTACTCATAATATAATTGTTTTAAAATACGGCTAAAAAGCACTAGCCGCTTGTGCATCAATTTAATGTAAATATAATACTTTTATTTGGAAATTACGTTCTATTTTCGTTCCAATATCTATCTTTTACTAACTGTGCATCTTTTACACATTTGCAAAGTTTTTGAAATGATTTGTCTTTTTTGTAAAGCTCTGTAGTATCGGGTATAACTTTAAAATCCAATACTTTTAAATTTTGTGATAAATAGTCTTGTAGTCTTACTACGTCTTTTTTGTCTATTTCTATTGTTGTATTTATTATCATTTTAAGGGTTTGTTATAAGGTGAATGTTCATTGTATTGAGAAGTTACATCTAAAATTACAGAGTTTTCCCATCTTCGTCTTTTGGTAACTATTATACCGATATCTTTAAGACTTACTACTTTTTTTTCTTTTCTTTTCATATTTATATTTTTACATATTTAATCCAGTTTCCTTTTGCCTCCAAAACAAACTGCTTTTGCATATCAAACTCGTTTTGTTTTTCCTCTTCAATATCTTTTATTAATTGCATCCAAAGATCTTGAAACTTTAAAACTATTTGCTCTCTTTGATCACCTGTCAAATCATATACTTTAAACTCGTCTCCATCTTCAAAATAAAGCTCGTTTATATGTAGATTCTCATCGGTAGGTTCCTCAAATGGT